ATCACAGTTCCACGTTTGTCATTTGAGATGACAGGAATATCATATGATAGTTCTAGAAAACTTGCACCCACAACTTTAACATTAAAAGCAAATACAGCAAATGCAGTCAAGAAACAGTTTACACCTGTTCCTTATAATATTGATTTTGAATTAAATATAATATCTAAAACAAACGACGAAGCATTAGAAATAACAGAACAGATAGTTCCTATTTTTCAACCATCATATCAGATGACTCTTAAGTTAGTTGATGACATGGCAGACTTTAGGGATGTTCCTATTGTGTTGAATAGTATTAATTATAGCGATGACTATGAAGGATCTTTTGATGAAAAGAAGATTACTTTGATTACAATGTCATTTACAGTCAAAGCATACATCTTCGGACCTGTAGGATCTGCAGCACCAATCAAGAAAGCAAAGGCAGACATATACACAGACATGAAAGACGTTGCTACTACAAGACAAGTTGCATATCAGGTTGTACCAAAAGCACTTACAGACAAAGATCAAGACGGAACTACAGAACTTACACAAGCAATCAATGCAAGAAATCTTACTATAGAAGTTCTTGATTACACTAATATACCAACTCAATCATATATTGAAATTGGTAATGAAGTCTTATATGTCAAGAGTAAAACATCTCCAAATAAATTGTCAGTGCGTAGAGCACAGAACGGAACCAAAGCAGCTGCTGCAACTGCAGGAACACCGATTGATTTAATAGATGTAAACGATGATGCATTATTGACAAGCGGTGATGACTTTGGATTTAGCGAGACGGTATCTTACTATGAGTAAAGAAGACATGTCAGGACTAGATGAAACATTCAATACTGTTGAGGCAGTAGGTGAAGTAATTCCTCCAAAAAATAAATTGCATCTTAAAAAACCAGTAGAAGGTGATGATGTAATTAAAGACTATGAATATGCTAGAGGCAACTTATACTCTTTGATTGACAAAGGACAAGAAGCAGTCAATGGTGCACTTGACCTTGCAATGTCATCTGATCATCCACGTGCATATGAAGTTGCAGGACAACTAATCAAACATGTAGGTGATGTTGCTGACAAACTTATGGCACTACAAAAAGACAAAAAGAATGTCAAAGAAGAAAGTGTCAAGACACAAGTAACGAACAATTCTTTGTTTGTTGGTAGCACTGCTGACCTACAAAAGATGCTCAAACAGGCAAGCAAGAAAAAGGATAAATAAGTTTATGGCATACGTAAGACACGACAAAGATAATAACCAAGTCAGTCCTCAACCAGGCAGCACTACGGTTAATCAATTCTCAGGAAATGAGGGTTGGAGTACAGTCACATATAAAAATTTTAATGCTGACTTCCAAGCTCGTAACGCAGATAGAAGTGCTAGAACACCTGGCACATATCAGGCAAGAAACGCTGATAACAGTCCTAGGACTCCTGCAGCATATCAGCGTCACGACAAAGACAACAATCCAGTAACAGGTTAATGGCAACACGCATACCTACAATGTATGGAAGATATTATGTTATCTCTTTTATATGGAGAGGTAGACAGATGACCTTCACAGTATACAGGGCAAATCTTTCTAAGATGCAAAGACCACAGGCACAGAAACTGTGTGATAAAATGTATCCTGGCTGTAGAGTTATATCATTCCATGAGTCAGATGCAACTGACGGACCTGTAGTGTTGACAACAGAGTCTAAGAATTGTGGTGAGGGTATGTATTATTGTAATGATGATCAGAAATGCAAACCGATACCAAACGGATATAAAGAAAGAGAGGATGGATATCTAGTAAAAAAAGAAGCAGCAAATCCTGCACAACAAGCAGCGATTGCTATTGATATGAAGAAGAAAGGTAAGAAACCAAAGAACGAAACATATTTCTATGCAGGAGATTCTAAAGAAGAATTCAAAGACAAGGCAGCAAAGAAAAAAGAAAATAAGAAAAAGAAGACAGGAGTAGAAGGTGCAACTGATGTACCAAACTTTCCACAAGATCAAGTAAGTGAAGACTGGCAGAAAAAATCAGGTAAGAGTCCTTCTGGTGGATTGAATGAAAAGGGTAGAAAATCATATGAAAGACAAAATCCTGGCAGTGATTTAAAAGCACCAGTTACAGGTAAAGTGAAGAAAGGTGGTAAAGCAGCAGGGCGAAGAAAATCATTCTGTTCAAGAATGAGAGGTATGAAGAAGAAACTGACAAGTGCAAAGACTGCTAGGGATCCTGACAGTCGGATAAACAAGTCACTCCGTAAATGGAAGTGTTAATTATAGGAGACTAAATATGTCTAGAGTTGAAGAAATGCAAGCAGAACTTAGAGTTTTGGAAGCGTTCAATGATACAACTCGTGCAACTATTCTACGCTCTATGCTAGAATACGAGATCGCAGCAGAGGAGAAGTCTCATGTCAATGGTCAGCGAGGATCTATTAGATCTTGATTGGAAAGATTACGAAGGTGTGATAGGACAAGATCCTATTACTCATAAGTATGAAGTGCAATTGAATCGACGACTGCACTGGTTTGATACGAGAGAGGAAGCTGAGCATTACTTGAAAATGAATAAATGAGTGCAGACTTTTATTTGGGAAACCCTAACCTTAAGAAGGTAGGGACAGAAATACAATTTACTAAAGAACAAATACAGGAATACCTTAAGTGTAAAGAGGATCCTGTATATTTTGCTAGGAACTATATTAAGATCATCTCTTTGGATGAGGGTATAGTTCCTTTTAAGATGTGGGATTTTCAAGAAGAACTCATAGAAAAATTTCACGAGCATAGATTTAATATAGCAAAACTACCTCGACAAACTGGTAAGTCTACCACCTGTGTGTCATACCTTTTACACTATATACTTTTTAATGATAACGTCAACGTTGGTATTCTTGCTAACAAGTTATCTACTGCTAGAGATCTACTTGGTAGATTACAATTAGCATACGAACAATTACCACTCTGGATACAGCAAGGTATTGTCGTATATAACAAAGGAAGTATGGAGTTAGAGAATGGATCAAAAATTCTCGCTGCATCTACTTCAGCATCTGCTGTCAGAGGTATGTCGTTCAACATCATCTTCCTCGATGAGTTTGCGTTTATACCTAACCATATTGCAGAGCAATTCTTTAGTTCCGTTTATCCTACTATTACTTCTGGTACATCCACAAAAGTCATCATTATATCAACGCCTAATGGAATGAACCACTTCTATAAGTTGTGGGTGGATGCACAAAAAGGTAGAAATGGATATGCATGGTCTGAAGTTCACTGGTCAAAAGTGCCAGGTAGAGATGCGAAGTGGAAAGAGACAACTATAGCAAATACATCTGAACGACAGTTCACACAGGAGTTTGAGTGCGAGTTCCTAGGATCTGTTGATACATTAATAACAGCAAGCAAACTTAGAACATTAACTTACGATGACCCCCTTACGACCAACGGATCTCTCGACGTATATGAAAATCCTATACGTGATCATGATTATATTATATGTGTGGACGTATCTCGTGGTCTCGCACAGGATTACTCTGCCTTTGTGGTAATTGATATTACACATGCACCATGGAGACTGGTGGCAAAATACCGTGACCATGATGTTAGACCAATGGTATATCCTAATATAATATTCAATGTAGCAACAAATTATAATAAAGCATACGTTCTCACTGAGGTAAATGATATAGGAGAAGCAGTATCTGCTAGTCTATTCTATGATCTAGAATATGAAAATGTATTGATGTGTGCTATGCGTGGTAGAGCAGGGCAAATAGTCGGACAGGGATTCTCAGGTAACAAAGTTCAGATGGGTGTAAAAATGAGTAAGACTGTCAAAGCACAAGGATGCTCTAACCTCAAGACACTGATAGAAGATGATAAGTTACTTGTTAAGGATTATAACATTGTATCAGAGTTGACTACATTTATACAAAACAAACAAAGTTTTGAGGCAGACGAAGGATATAATGATGACCTTGTAATGTGTTTAGTTATCTTTGCATGGTTAGTGCAGCAGGAATATTTCAAAGAGATGACCGATCAGGACATCAGAAGACGTATATATGAGGAGCAAAAAAATGCTATTGAACAAGACATGGCACCATTTGGTTTTATAGATGATGGACTAGAGCAACAACAGGAAATAGACAGTCAAGGTAATGTTTGGAGTATTGATATGAATGAAGAAAACCAAGAGAAATGGAAGTTAGATGAGTATGGTGACATGGCAAGTCTCTGGGAGTATCGCTAAAGAACAAGCTTTTTCTAAATAATATTAGACAAAAATTGTTATTACATCAGGAGTAAATACATGGCTAGCACGCTCTTATCGCCAGGAGTTGAGATCCAAGAGAGAGATCTGACTATTGGTTCGATTGAGACGGTTGAAGTAAACGTAGGAGCAATAGCGGGTGCCTTTCAAAAAGGACCTGTTCTTAAACCAGTTCGCATAGCATCCGAATCTCAACTAATTGAAACATTCGGGGAACCTAACGATAAAAATGCAGACGAGTGGTGGACTGCTGCAAGTTTCCTACAGTATGGTGGTGTTCTTGACGTCGTTCGTTGTTCTACTACAGGACAATTAACCGCATCAGACGATAACGTAACTTCTCCATATACTCTTTCTATTCCTACATTAGAGCATTACGAAGCGAATGAGTATTTCACAACAAATAATCCATTCAAATGGGCAGCAAGAAATCCTGGCGTTCAAGGAAATGCAATTAAAGTTGCAATCATCGACAAAGGTGCTGATGTAACTTTAACACTTGACAGTGCATTAACAACTACAACAGTAGGCACACAAGTTTCTACAGCATCTGGATCTCCTAATGGTTCTAAGTCTGGTTTCATCTACCAATGGGATGCAGCATCAAACAAAGTCTCCTTAATTACTTCTGATACTTGGGTCGCTACTGATGTTATTGAAAACGGTGTTACTGATGCAGTTGTATCAGCAAAATCAGATTGGTATGATTCTCAAGTTGCTTACGGTAATGTAAACTGGGCATCAATCGCTCCTAGACCTGGCACTTCACCTTACGTTGCAGAACGTGGTGGTGCTAACGATGAAATGCACATTGTTGTATATGACTCAACAGGAGCTATCACTGGTAAACCAAATTCATTACTAGAGAAATTCATATATGTATCAAAAGCAAATGATGCTAAGACTTCATCTGGTGCAGTAAACTATTATCCTACAGTTATTCTTAATACTTCTCAGTATGTTTACTGGGGTTCACATGAGAATGATGCGTATGATGTAAGTGGTAACGCTGCAATTTCATCTGCTGCTAACTTTGGTGGAACTGATAATGCAGGGAATCCAAGCACAACTACATTTGATTTATTCTCATCAGATGTTGCTAACAGAACTTACACTTTTGTAAAAGGTGCAGAGGTAGGATCAGCAACAGCTGGACAAGTAATAACTGCACTTAACGAGTTTGCAGATACAGAAACCGTTGACATCGACTATCTCTTAATGGGTGGAGGAGCAATTGCATCAAAATCAGATCATCAACAAGTCGCTGCTAAAGTTCTTTCAGTTGCTTCTAGCAGAAAAGACTGTGTTGGTTTCATCTCCCCTTACTATAGTGACGTCGTTGGAGTTACATCTTCAACAACACAAACACAAAACGTAATAGATTTCTATGAAGGTATGCAAGCAACATCATTCGGTGTGTTTGATAGTGGATGGAAATATATCTACGACAGATTTGCTGACAAGTATCGTTACGTTCCTCTTAACGGAGACGTTGCAGGATTATGTGCAAGCGTAACTGCAAACGGTACTCCATGGTTCTCTCCCGCAGGATTGAATCGTGGTG